AAGGCAGCATACGCCCATCTAATCCATTAAGATCTTTAGTTAACTTCACCCGTCTATCGACAGCAGTAACCAAACTCTTAATGGCAGGCGTCTTATTGAAGAAGGAGGCCTTCAATCGTTTACCGTCAGCGCTGTTACCTTCTACGATAGAACCAATCTTAGCATCACCAGCTCCGTAAAGGAAAGCGTAGATGAAAGTCTTAGCTTGGTCTCTGTTGTCTAACCCTGCTGCTTTCATGTTAGCTGTGTGAATATCTCCCTCAAGAATCTCACGAGCGTACGCCCCCTTGTCCCAATTATATAGATAGTGAGCGAGGCAGCGTAGCTCTAGGCCAGAAGCATCAGCCCCTACTAGTACCTTACCACGAGGAGCGCTAAACAACTCACGGCATTCAGTTCCATAGGGAGCCCTACCTGCGGGGACTTGGGCTACATTAGGATGACTATGTGTACAGCGCCCCGACACAGCTCCGTTGGTGTTGACGCTCCCATAGATACGCTCGTCCTTAACTAACTTTAACCATGCTTGGTTGCCCTCACTGATTTGGCCGAGGCGCTTACTAACCAGCAGGTACTCGCAGAGCTGCAACGCTTCAGGTGTACCTATCTCTTTAAGGACAGGCTCGTTGATAGCAGGGCGCTTACCTTCGTAGGAAGCTGGCTTCCATCCTTGGGCCATTAGACGCTCAGCAATCTGATCTCTGCTGTTAGGGTTGAAGGCTGTTAGCTTCTGTTTGTACCTACCTTTGACTATATCAGCAGCCTTGTACTTCTTAGCCATAGCAGCCTTCTTAGATTCCCACTCCTTACCATCGGGTGTGTTCCAATAAGTAGTCTTCATGTCTACACTAGTAGGGCCGAACAACTCTTGGAGATCTTGCTTCAGAGTCACACGAGTAGAGGTCAGCTTACCACACAGTGCTTCGGCTTTAGCTATATCAAAAGGGAAACCATTAGCCTGCTGCTTCCGTATTAACTTAGCGAAAGAATGCTCTAGCTTCAGCATCGGGATACTAGGGTTAGCCTTCATCAAGCTGTTGTAAATCGCCTGAGTAACTACCACATCCTGCTTGCAGTACTCGATCATCTCAGGCGTGCATACTTCCCACGTCTCTTGCTCACCATGCTCGTCCTTAAGCTCACCGAGGCGTTGGCCCCAAGCCTTTAGACTGTGGCTACCTACTAGCTTAGAAGGAAAGTCCCTGCGTTTGAAATCATTCTCTCTTAGATCAGGGAAGATACAACGGGACATAACCAAAGTATCCAAGATGTTAGGATGACGAAAGCCGTACAGCTTAGCGAGGCAAGGCATATCAAAAGAGATAATGTTATGCCCTACCACGTAGTCAGCCTTAGCCATCACAGCTAGTACCTCCTTGATCTGCTCAGGTGTAGTGGCAGTAAGCATACGCTCCTGCTCTGTATCGTAAGCACAGAGTACGAACACCTTCTTAAGATCAGAGAGTCTATCCCAGTCTTCTATTCCGTTAGTTTCAATATCGAAGAATATCATATTATAGATCCAGTGGTTTTGATTCGTTGAGGCGTCCAGTAGATATATCGAAATCTAAATAACACGCAAGACCTGTCTCACCACTAAACCTGTTCTTAAGAATACGAACTGTACTTTGATTTTTTAATTCCTCATCCTGTTGGTTACGTTCAATAGCAATAACCATATCACTTAACTGACCAAGACCAGCTGACCCACGGAGATGACCGAGAGTAACTTCTCTTCCCTCTTCAAAGCCACGACCCTCTGGACGTTTAAGGTGAGAGACGAGAAGCATACCTACGTTTGTTTCTTCGACAAGAGAACGTAGCTTAGTCATAAGAATGTCGATCATCTTACGCTCGTCCCCATCCTGCCCTGAGACTACGATAGATACGTGATCAAGAAAAATCCACTTACAACCTAACGCCTTGTTCATATAACGAATACGGTTGATCAAGTTATCAGATTCAATAGAACCCCAGTGGTCATAGGTTACGTACTTACCTGAACCAATCGTTGAATCGTAAGCTTCCTTTAGCTCTTCCTCTGGCGGGAGTTCATCAAGCAAGTGCAAAGGTTTGTTAGCATGTATGCCCATCAATCCTAAAGCTGTCCGCTTAATAGATTCTTCCAGTGCAATGTAACCAATCTTCTCTCCTTGCTGTATAAGACTGTAGGCCATTTCACGACACACGCTACTCTTACCTACACCACTACCAGCACAGAAGGTAACGATCTCACCGACACGTAAACCACGTGTGATTTTATTGAGACCCTCGTAAGGATACTCAGCTGACTCAACCTTATCCACAACGGATACCTTCTGCCACATGTCCTCGCCTAGTACGATACCATCAGGTCGGTAAGCTTCAGCATTCCAAAACGCTTGAGTAATAGCAGCGCCGTTGTTAGCTACAAGAAGTTCGTTCGGATCTTTAGCAGGAAGACAAGCGATCTTAGCTTTACCCACAGAGAGGATCGAAGCACAAGTCTTAGCAGCCAAGGCCCCTGCCTCATCCATGTCGAACATGAGTACGACATTGTCGAAACCTTCAAAGTAATCCAAGTGTTTCTTAAAGAAGGACGGAGCAGCGGCAGCTCCATTAGGAATAGAGACAACAGGGTACTTACCTTCAAAGACTTCAGCCACCGATAGGCAGTCAATCTCTCCTTCAGTAACACAGATGTATCGTCCGTTGCGAAAGCGTTGCCATCCGTAAGGTGTCTTAACATCGCCAACAATTTTAAAAGTCTTGTCGGGAAAACGTATCTTTTGTCCGACAACAACTCCAGCACTGTTACGGTAAGAAGCAATGTGACACTTCTTCTTGTCGTATTCTCCAATAGAATAATCGTAGTTACGGCAGATGCGTTCGCTGATCTTACGCTTTACTAGATCTTGGTACTCACCCCGTGCGAACTTAGAAGGCAGAGGTGCTATAGTACTTTTATTCTTGGATGTAAATTGGTCGCAGCTGTAGCACTTTGTACTGCCATCTACGTTGATTGTTAATGCGTCTGAACTGCCGCAGTCTGGGCAGGGTTGGTGTGTCTTTAAGGCTTGTAGCTCTTCCATGTGTGTGGTATCTCTGGGCCGCGACACCAAGGGTAGCCAAGCTTGTCAGCCCAGTCCTTGTAACGTGTCTTGGATTTCTTTGTTATGCGTGTGTTAGGATTCATAAATACAAAGCGGATGTCTAGATCAGGATGCTGCTCCTTAATCCACTTGTGTTTCATTCTGTCGTTGGTATCAAGGTAACCCTTAACCTCCAGAATGATACCGTTAGGCAGTACAAAGTCAGGTGTATATCTACGCTGCTTGGCTGGTTGCTCAAAGCGTATCACATCCTGTTCGTAGGTGTAGGTGACTCTCGCATTCTCTAACGCAAGAGCCACCCGTGCCTCAAACTTTGACCTGTAGCAGTTAGAAGTCAAAGGCTGATTCCGCAGAAGACTCATCATCAGCAGATACAAAAGCTTCTTCAAGCTTCTCACCTACGTAGCCTTCTTCAGCAGCGAAGCCGAACGAGGTAGCGCTGGAGCCGCCCTGCTCGATAAGGTCAATGACCTGTACTGCTTTTAAGGACAGGGTAATACCGAAGCCGAGGCTACCGACAAACCAAGTCCGAGGTTCGACGGCACATTTAACAGTGGAGCCAGAGCCTACTTGCGCATTGCACAGTGAGCCTTGAGCATCAAAGAGTTTAATGTTAAACTCAAAGACTTTACCTGCCTTGGTCTCTACCTTAGCTGGTTGCTTGGCCTTGATAATCCACTCACCCTCATCGTCCTGCCCGACTGGGAAAGAGGAGGCCTTCTTGAGTTTCTTATTCTGCAGTAAGCACTCACGCTGGTAAGCTGCTTCGTAGATTTCAGTGACTTGTTTATTAAAAGCCTCACCGTCTTCTTCCGAGACAGAGATGCTGCAACTATACTCACCCATAGGGTTGAAGCGAGTATTAGGTTCGTTAACGTGCGGGTAAACAGCTTTACCCTTGGGTGTATTTATTGTGTTATTCATTATGAGAATATGTAGTTTGATTTAAGAACATCGTCGATGTCAAAGTCACCATACGATGGGAGTGGTTCTAGTGTCAAGTCGTTATCTATCTCAAGTTTATTTTTTAAGACAGCTAACTGATCAACGCTAAATATGTCGTGCATTGTCTCCTTAATAGTAGAGGCAAGCAGTGCAGAGTGAGTGCAGTGAGTACCGAAACTATCGTGTACCATTGCAAAAGATTTAATACCTAGGTCAGCGCACTTGTTCACAGTCATATGTAAACAACTGGCATCGAGACTGTGTACAAAGTTAGGGCTACTGCCTTGTGCCTGTCGTTTAGGGCTGAGCTTATCTGTATCCTCGCGGAACTTAACACGATACACCCGTTCCCCCACCCGTGTACGTATGGATTTCTCGGCCCACTTAGGATAAGACTGGTAGCAAGGGAAGCCTGACGGGCTCAACCAGTACATAGGTTTGTCCTCCTTGGCCAGCTCACGTGCGGCCTTCTGTAGCCATGCCATAGCTTCACGAGGCTTACCGACTACCTCATTGATAGCCTGCCATATGAAGGTAGAAAGATAGGAGGTAGCTTGGAACCGATTAGCTTCATCGAAGGGGTCGAAGCGTCCTGCTCTAACCTGTTCCAAGTACCATCCGTTTACGTAGGCTCGGCACGAATGCGGGGTTGAGCCATACGGTTGTGTCATCGTAGGTCGTTTAGCGCAGCTTCGTGTCACGCCAAACTCAAGCCAATGGTTGGCAAAAGGATTAACAGTATCTTGTTT